TCCGTTCTCTTTTAACTGGCGATTGGTCAAGTAGAGAAGCGGGTTATGTTCGCGAACTATCTCGTGAAGTAGAAAGTAAAGGTCACAAGCGTTCAACAGAAAAAAGCTTCTTTGTACCTTTCACAGCGCTTTCAGAAAGAGCTACATACGTGGCCGGAACTGCGAATGTTGGAGGCAATTTAATTGCCACTGATCTTTTGGCTGGCGATTTCATTGAGGCTTTAAGGAATCAGTCTGTAATGCTTCAGGCTGGTGTAAAGACAATGAATGGTTTAGTTGGAGATGTCGCTATCCCAAGACGCAGCGGAGTTGGATCAACTTATTGGCTCGCGAATGACACAACGGCGATCACATTTACAAACAGTACGTTTGATCAAATCTCGCTTTCTCCGAAAAACCTAGCGGCAATTCAGAAGCACTCTAGACAGGTTCTGTTGCAGGGTACTCCTGGAATTGAAGAGCTTATTAGGTCAGATTTGCGTGATGGTCTACAGCTAGAAATGGATCGCGCGATCCTTGCAGGATCTGGTTCTTCAGGTCAGCCCACGGGCATCATGAATACTTCTGGTATTAATTCAGTTGCTATTGGTACTAATGGAGGTGCTGCCACATTAGAGAAAATCGTCGATCTAGAAACAGCCGTCATGGAAGATAACGGTGCTGTAAATCCAAATGCAGTGCGTTATTTAACCAATTATAAAGTGATGGGAGCACTCAAGAAATTGAGAGCCGGAGGATCTGCAGCAGGTGATGGTGCATTCCTTTACAACTCTGATCTTTCAGCGATTGGTCGTGGTGGTACTCCAGCTGTTCTTAATGGCTATGGTGTTCTTCCATCAAATCAAGTTCCATCAAATCTAACTAAAGGATCTAGTTCAGGCGTTTGTTCTGCGATTGTCTTTGGAGACTTCTCTCAGTGCATTATGGGCACATGGGGCGGCGGTTTAGAAATAACTGTGGGTGAGGATGCTGATGACTTCAGCAAG